GATGAAGTATCCCCCAACATTGGTCTTAACAATGTTAATATTCTACCAGCTCTACCTTTACCAGCCTTTAAAGAAACTATTGCAAATCTCTTACTGGTTTCTTTGTTTTTATTATCCAAAATAACACACAAACTTTGTTCTTTGCCTGTACTACCTACTTTATTGCTTTTTAACGCAGAATAAACTTCATCTGGTGTACATCCATACAATAATACAGCATCACCAGTATTTTCTTTGGACTTATCTTTGCTCTTGTATTGACTTAAATTAAATGCATCATAAAACTTAGTTATGTCTTTGTTGATAAATCCACTTGGTTTTGTACCAGTAACTTCTTCTAATGATGTTCCTGAATTTCTGCCTGAAATAGAATCATAGTAGTTTTTGTATGCCAAATAACCTTTATACAATTCATTCTTCTCAAGACTCAGTTTCATCAATGGATCTTTTGAAATCTCATTTACTTTGAGTCCAATCTTTTGATCCAATTGAATCCACGTTTGAACTTTTCTTAATGCATCAATATGATAATTACCACTGTCACCAAAAATGACATACAACGGCCATGTTTCTTTAATCTTAGTATCTAGTGGTGTGTCAATCTTTTCAAAATTTGCAACCACTTCATCAAGCAAGTCTAATAAATCCTTTGGTAAAGGTAATAAAGCTGCTTTTGGTGTCTTTGGTTTTGCTTCTTCAATACTATCCATATAGGATAAATATTTAGAAAAACAAAAGAACTCCAATCTTTTTAGATATCTACCACTGTCATCTCATTATAATTGCGTCCAATATAACATTTTACAGGAAATTGATTGTTTGACATCAATCTTTTCAATTCCACCAAAGTTTCTTTTTTGTCACCTTTATGACAATCAAACAACACACTGTCATAAGTATACAGTATAGCCTTGGTTTGTTTTTTGTTACACTCAAGATATTCATTGACCCTCACCAATGACTGCATTCCAAACTCTGTTTCACTGGCTTGTAAGATATAATTGAACAATTTATTTGGATTTGGTTCATTTATATGGTTTGTAGTAATCCTTCTTTTATAGATTGGTGTTTCTACATAACCATTTTCATTGAAGAACTTCCATCTATGAGCAATATAATCACTCATTTTCTTGTAATAAGGTACCTCCAACAATTCAGATGGAATATTACCATACATACATTGAAATGTAAGATTCTTTGAAGCTTTGATTTCATCTTCTGTTAGACTGTCCTTACCATAATACAATCTTCCAAGATACTCATAAGCATTTGGAGGAAGGTTATAATTGATCAACTTTGCAACTATGTGGGGGTGGTAGGCACTATAATCAATCATGAACAACATACCATCATCACCATATCTACTGATAAATGATGATCTACACCCGTTTTCTTTGTTTAGAGCACTATAGTTTACATTACCAAACCTATTACTAGGTCGTCCTGTTGCGGTATATAGGTTATATTGTGTATAAACATAACCATCCTTATCTTTGACCGTTTTGTTCTCAAAATGCCTATTAAACAATTCTACGTCAACTTTTAATCCATTGTGTTCAAGAATTCTAAGATTTTCAGTAATAGTTCCGTTAATACTATAAAAACTATCATCCAACTTCAACATTTGGACTCTTTTAAGCATTTCACTATACATCTTCTCAAACTTCTCTAAATGTTTCACAATAGGAATACATTTATTCAAATCACTATAACACATAAACTTGTGTTTATAAAATGAATGAGCAGTTGTATCAAAGCCAGTATAATCATCTATCTTACCGTCTGTAATAAAAAACAAGATGTTAATATCATACAAGTTCTGTACTGGCATCAGATGCATGAACTTCTTTTTATCATAAATCCACTTTTTTCCTTTGAGTTTATTGAAGTCTTCAATCAATGTGGTTTTATCCACACAAAATCTTGAGTCTGGATGATCTACAGAAATTATATAAGTGTGTTTACTTTTGATTGCATAGATCATCAATAAACACGGTTCATCTGCACATGGATGAAAGCATTCATCATTTTGAATGCAATCCATGATTAAATCACTGTTCCAATTATCTTGTAAAAAGTTTTTGTAACTCTCAGTGTCTTTGATGACCATACCGCAAGTATATCCACAATGTATATGGTGTCAATTTTATACTTATTATTTATAAAATTCAAGTGGATCTTTTAAAACTCCTGATAATCCAGACATTGATTTTTCTGCATTTTTAATTGCAGTCAGATTATCTTCTTTAACACCACTGTATATTTTAACTTTGTTTTGATAAACATCAGTCTTTGATCCTGTTATTCTCCATGTCAAACTGAGTTTATAATATAGTCCGTTTATAATGGTATTAAAAGAATCACCTGACACTTCATATATTGTTCCGTCATTAACTTTTTTTGCAAAATATCTGTTTATATATCCTCTGTTATAATCATCGGCAGTAGGAGATGTTTTTGTATATACAGGATAACTTCCTTGTATTACATCAAAATATATATTTTTAGTATTATCAGGATAATTTTTCATTACGCTTGTAAATTATAGGCAGGTCTTAATTGCGCTTTTATTCTTGTTTCCCATGTGTTTTCATTGACTACATGCGTGACATTTATGACTTGAAATACAACTACATCATCGTTAAATGGAGGAGGTAAATTTGTAACTCTAAAAAATTCGAATGTTTTGATTCCAGAAATACCCATTAAACTCAATTCTATTTCAACATTTCTTAAAGGAGCATTATAAATGTTTGTATTTTCCTTCAAATCACCATCATTTAACATATACAAAACTAAATCACTAAATGTTTCAGGAAATACAATATCTACTATATCATAATTGTTTTCATCATAATTCACCTTTTGTACATAATCAAATTCATTAGTACTAATAATATTTACAGATGCTTCTTCATCTGGTTTGTATAAGGTGACTTGCAAAAATCCATCTTTATATTTTGGTCCATCTTTACCTAATAATTTATAGTAATACTCTATATCTTCTTTTTTGAAATTTAAATTTTGAACCTTATTTATATTATTTGTATTATTTCCTCCTGCTTTTGATTTTAAAATTCTATCATTATAAACGGTTTTTGGTTTTACATTACTATTTGATATATTTTGTGCATTACTATAATCTATTAATTGATTTGAAGTAGTACTCTCATATTGTCCAGCTTTAAATATAATTTGATTTGCTTGAGCATTTGACAAAGTTGTAGTGAAATTCAATTTTTTAATTATTGAATTATTTGTCATATATTCAAATTTATAAATATCATTTATATTAACTTTTTTAGGCGGACCTTTTACATCAACAATTTTTAATGTAGCTCTACCGTTTTGAACAGGAGCATCAACTACAGTCAATTCCCAAAAATCACAACTAGCTTTATTTATTTCTTTACATAATTCATCATATACATCTTTTAAATTATTAGTTTGTGATGACAATAATATATTTTTTAAAAATTCAACGTTTACATAAATATTTTTTAAATATCCTCTTTTTAAATTATCTTTAGTTCTTGTTCCACCAAATGTTTGATCATATGCTGGAATTGCTGTTATTTTTCTGCTATAAGTTGAAGTATCTCTTCCCCATTTATTTAGAACGTAGTCTAAATCTTGTCTGTGAATTTTCTGAGATAAACCTGTTATCTTTCTAAAAATCGAATCGGAAAAATTACTAGGCTTAAACTCCGTTAAAAATGAATTTGCGTCACCATACTCAGGATTAAAAAATTTATGTTTAGTTTTGTCTGTATATACATCTGATTCTGTAATTTCACGGTTTGTTCCAAATTCAATATTTATCACATTAGCAACATCATTCATAAAATTATTGTAAGGTGAATTTAATTTTGGTGCATATGGATTTGGTATAAGTATTGTTTGTTTTGTTGATATTAAATTATTATGAGCACCAATAGTAATATCATCAATATTCAAATCAAAAAAATACTGTGCATAATCTTTTATTCCATCACTATTTTTCATTCCATTTAGAATATCAACAATTAAATCCATCGTTAACCATGTGAATTTTGGACCTTTTTCATTGTCACAATCAAAGTCTCTTTCAGCACAATAAGAAATTATTTGTTTGTTTCTACCACTAAAAATGTGATCTTGTATTTTTTCAAAATTATTTCCATATTTCTTTTCAAGACCTGTCAGAAGAGTTTTTATTTCATTTGTGTTAGTATTGTTTCCTTGTGTAACATTTGCACTAATACTATTTATAACTTTATTTACTAAAGTTTCATATTGTTTTTTAAACGTTGATTCTTTGTTATTCACTTTTGATATTTTAGAATCTTTCTTAAAACCAGAATAAAGAAGTTGTCTACTTGCAACTTCAGTCATACCATTGATAATATTATCATTAATAGTATATTCAAAATTTACTACTTGACCAATTATAAATTCATAATTTCCCTTTGATGGTGGCATAAATAGGGAATATCTTCTATAGTGATTGTCCCATATATCTAAAATTTGATTAAAATCTGATAAATTAATCAATGATCTTTGATCAAATGTATTCCATCCAAATTCAATAATTACAGTTTGAAGTGGTGTTAAAAAATATGGAGTGATTGCTTTTAATTGTTCAATTGAATGACATGTCCAGTTTATTTTTGCTTTTGCAAACCACGACTTTTGTATATCGGTTTCAATACTAATAATGCCAGGATCAGGTACATTTGGTCTGGTAGAGGCATCTATATATTTTGGTTGTAACTTACAATTATATCCATACACTTGTTTGGATACACCATATGGAGATTTTGAATCGATTCCATATCTATTAAAAAAACCATCACCACTTAAAAATGCTAAGCCCCATTCATTATCGTTGTCACTTATCAAATTTGGATTACCATTTTGATATTCAACCATACCATTAGAAAATACTCTTGCCCAAGCTTTTCTAGGACCAGCATATTGCGGCAAGTCACCTTTAAATTGACCTTGTATTCCTGTTGACAAGGAACTTTTTCTATAATCAAGTTCATCTATAACCCATTGTTCAAATGGACCTGCTTCCCATGGTCTTTCTTTTGACATATTAAGAATTTATTAATGTAAAATTTTGTAAAATTGTTTGTATATCTGTTGGTATTCTTAACTGTTTGTTTATATCCAAACTAAGTTTACCTTTACCTAAATTGTTTGCAACTGCAATTATCCACCATAAACTCACATCCTTATAATATCTATAAGCTATTTGGTCAATATAATCATTATCAGATACAGTAATATAAATATCACTAGGAGATTCTGGTATAGATGGATACAATAAAGTTTTATATACCCTTTTTCCATCCCATCTCTTATCTATTGTTGTATAGTCATATCTATTCATATTATAAAATTTTGCCTTGTTTATTTTTATGGATTATTCACATATAATCCATAACTAAATTTACCAAAATTAAATGCATCTCCAAAATTATTCACTCCAACTTTTGGCATTTCTTTTTCAAGAATGTTTGCATCTATATTTATGTCAACTTCTCTTGGAAATTGTGCCAGAGTTACATCACCGTTTGTTTTTAATCTTCCATTCAAATACTCAAATATATCAGTACTATCAGAAATAGTTTCCCAAGTTGCGTTATCAGGAATTGTCATACCAATACTGTTAATTACAACCGGTTGATCTTTATAGATATCACCAATTGTAACCATAACTAACGGAGGAACAATAAATCCATTCTTATAATTTGTTGGTTTTGATAAACCCATCAAATAATTGATTCTTTGCCACATTGGTAACATTTCTTGTACGCTCATAGCAACTACAGTGAAACCAAATGAAAGTGCTCTGGTAAATCCTTTATAGTTATAAACTTTGTCAGCATTTCCTACATATTGAAAATCATCCCAAGTTGATACTGATCTTTCTGAGATATTCTTTACTGTTGCTCTAAATGGTATATATTTTTGATTGTAGACATCATAAAAATAAAACTTAATCAAATCTTTGTTGATGAAACTATTAGTATCTGTTTGTACATTTAATACATTAATTAAATCGCTCTTATTAACACCAGCAAATCCTTTACCATCAGGTTCATCTAATAAATCTACTTTTCTATAATTTCTGTATTTTGCAAGATAACTTAAAGTATTTTTCTTAACATCTACATCACTATCAATTACACGTCTTACATTCTTTAAATCAGTTGGAGGAACAAACGTATAATTTGATAATATACCCTTAAGTGCTTGATTTTGAGTATTTGCAAAATCTATTTGGTGTTTACCAAACAATGTCTTTCCGTCTATAAAAGTGGTAGGATATTGCTTTTCTTCATCAATTACATATTTTGATTCAAACGTTTCTTTAATATTGCTTCTAATAGGATCTTCTGTTGTATCAACTATTTCATTTTCATATCCTATTGTTTGACCATTTGGATCAATCACATATCTTTCATCATATCCTTGACCGGAAGGATTGTGACTTATTTGATCTAATTGTTCTCTAGTATAGATATTATCCCTAAATAGATTATTATCCAATGAAGTTAACTTGGTTGGATATGATATCTCAGTAAAGTTTGGATCAATATAATCCTTATATTGATTGGTAATAATTGGTGATTTTTCAACCGGTTTACCTTTTGTATCTAGTATTCCAGTATCTTTTATATATCCACCGTCTTCAATTACATATCCGTTTTTATAAGGATCGTGTACAATACTATCAATTTTTCTAATTGATTTTAACTTGGTTGGATAATTGTTATTTGTTAAATAATCATTATACAAAAATAACATATCTGATACTTCATATCCCGGAATTGAAGATTCAATTCCTGAAAAATATGTTTTATTACTTGCACCAAAAAAAACAACTCCATCACTAAGTTTATATGAATTTGTATCAATATAAAGACTTTGTGCGCTATATTTTAAAATAGAACTATTATATTGACCCACATATCTTGAATATTTATCATAAGTAGGAGTTCCTTCCAAATCTCTATCATCAGGTGAAAATCTTTGAACTACACCCAAAGTACCATAGGTATTATCTCCGCTCTTATTAAATGAAACAATTCTTTTATTATTAATCATCAAACTATATGTTTGATCATCACCTTTATATGTTGTTCCTGTAGGTTGACCTATAGTAAAAAATGCGCCAAACAAAGTACTACTTTTAAAATAGTTTCCAATACTTTGAAGAAATCCAGGTCTACGTGGACTACTCAAATATGAATAGTTTTGACCACTATATGCAGATGTAGCAGTTGCACCTCTTGTTAATCCCTTACCGTCACCAGGATTTATTATTGAAAGTGGTTTGTCTAATGGTCCTTGAAACACTCCACCAAGACCACCACCTTTACCCGGAGCAGTACCTCTTGGAGGAGGATTTGGTGGATTGAATCCAAACGCACTTGCAACACCTTTTACACCTAAAGCACCAAGTACACCACCCAAATTTGGTTCAATGTGTCTTAACGGTCTATCTAAAATACCAAATGTTGCAACTCTTGTAGCTGCTTGAATTGGCATCAAAGGATTGTATATCTTTGTTTCATTAAAAGGTTGATATCCTTGTAGATATACTTGTTTTAATAAAAATTTAATACCAGGATTTGATGCAGAATATTTTGTTACTCTAACAACGTCAATTGCAGCAGAAGGTTGAAATGGTGCATACTTAAGAGTAGAATTAATACCTTTATTTGCATCATTGATATTTGTTACAATATAAGGTTGATTTGCACCAAAAAATCCACCAGATTCTCCTTCTGGATAAGGGCTGTACTTACTATATAAAATACTACTGTTTGGTGTAAACAATGTACTTAATTTATTTGGATCTCTTTCATTTACAGTAAGAGGCAAAACCAAACCTGCACCTTGTATTTGTGCATTTGTTGTTGTTTCTGGATTATTTAAGTTGGTGGAATTTGCCATATAATTATGTTAAACTTGATTGCATTGCTATACCACCTGTATCTTGTCTAAACCCTACATTTTTAGAAAGACCAGTTACCATTTTTTGACCATCCAAATAAACGTTGAGTGATATATTATTCATACCTTCTTTAATACCTTGTTTTACTGCATCAATCATTGTAGTTGAATTTGTTGTTGGTGTATTAGTTGTTTGAACATTTGTTTGTACAGGTGATATTACAGGTGTATTAGTTAGTACAGTTGGTACATTAGTTGTATTAACTGCATTTGTAGGCAAAGTAAGTTGAGGTATTCCTTTAAAAGTAGAAATAGAATTTAATGATGTTGCAAGAGATTGCATTGCACTAACAATAGATTGTAATCTGCTTAAATCAAAATCACGTATAGAACTATTGATAGCAGCAAATACACCAGCTAATTTAACTGAATCTATAATAGATACGTTTTGACCAAAATCTTTTAATGCATTAACCGCAATCTTAAGACCTTCTCCAACGTTTTTTAATCCATCACCAAAAAGTTTCATTCCATATCCAACTCCAATTACTGCACCAGATAAAAGAATTATTGCGCCAGCAAATAATCCAATTACTCCTGCAGCAGGCACTATTACTTCTGACATAGAAGCAATTGCTAAAGATGTTAATCCAATTAATCCTGCCAACGCTAACAGTCCTAATCCTACATCTTCAATTTTAATGTCATTGAACTGTTTCAATCCATATGATAATAAAACAAATGCACCAGCAATTGCTAGGATTGCACCTCCTAAAGCATAAATTTCAGCAGCTGCAAGTCCTCCGGTTAATCCTGCCAATCCACTCAATCCGGATGCTCTTCTGGCAGTTGCAAGTTCTAATTCAGCAGCAGCAGTAGCTTGTACAGCTGCTGCCTGTGCAACTTGCGCTTCCGTTGCAAGAACTGTTTGAGCTGTTGCAGCAACTGATGCGTTCTTTATTAGATTCATTATGAGTCTCAAATCCGTGAATAAAGCTTTAAATATTTGGACGGATTTTATGATAGAATATATCGTCAATCCAAGAGTAACAAACCCAATAACAATTTTTCCGCCAGTAGAATCAAGTTCATTTAAAATCCAATTAATTGCGGATAAAGTCTTTTCAATTCCTGGCAAAATCCAACTAGAAATACTTAAAAATAATCCTTTGATTCTTGCGGTAATTTCTTCTGTTTCTTTTAAATTAACTAAATCTTTTACTCTTTGTTCTTGTGCTGCTGCGGTGTTTTCTAATATACCTCCACTTTGTTCTTTTAGTTGTTTGTACTGTTGAACCAATTTTTTCCCTTCTTCTGTACCATTCATTTCTACTGCGGCCAAATCTTCTCTAATTTGAAGTTGTTTTTGTAAATCAGTCAAAGACAATCCGGTTGCCTTTGCAATAAGTTCTTTTTGGAATATGTCCAATTTATTGAAGTCACCTATATTCTTTACAACTTTAAAAATTTCATCATATCCTTCTTGAATTTTGCCAGTATAAAATAGTTCTCTAGCTTTTTGAAAACTGATATTAGATCCTAATACTACACTTGCTTCAATTTCATCTGTTATACTTTCTTGGAAATCCAACATCTTTCTTCCAATTTCAGCTACTTTTTCCAAATCAGTGCCCAATCTTCTTGCATATACTGCAGATTTTACTAATTGTTCCGCACCACCTTTAATCATTCCTCTAGCTTTATCACCTGCTTTTGCAACATCATCCATTACTTTTGCAAGAGGTACACCAGCTGCTTTTGATAAAGCAGAAGCAAAGTATACTACTTTAGTTGCTTTAACCATGTCAATCTTACCAAATGACATCAATGTCATCACACCATCAACTAATTCTTTATTACCAACACCCAATTGTTTTGATATTAGTGTTAAATCCTTAGCAGCTTTTGCATTAAATAATGTTAAACTACCAAATGAATCTACCATGTGAGTTGCAGTGGCAGCAACTTCTTCTGCCGTCACACCATATTTAGACAATTCAATTGTGGTATCATATATATAACTTTTTAATATTCCTGCTTCATCTTTCAATAAACCAAATGATTTTGCACTCTTAACAAATGCCCCGTTAATATCATCGAATGCTTTATAAAGCGTAGTAAATATAGCCTTTAAATACATTGTCATAACTCCTAAAAGTATCATTGTACTTATACTCAGGTTTTTAAATGCATTTTCTAAGTTTGGCAATTTTGCAAGAATACCAAATAATCCTTTAAATTGATTAAATCCAAATGTATTTTCTATAGTTATTTTTATGTCTTGAATTAATCTCTTTTGATTTTCAAGTGCTCTATTTTGTTTAAGTAATGCATCATATGATGCAATAAGATTTTTTAGTGTAGATTCAATAATTTGTTTCTTTTTCAATAAATCATAATATTCCAAATCAGGCACCATATCAGTTTGTTTATTGATAGAATTTTGTATTTGATCACTAATTGATTTATATTCATTTAAACTATCTAAAATGGCGTTTTCTGCTTTTTTCTTTTTCATTATTTCGCCTAAAAGATCTTTTTCTTGTGATATAGTTCTTGATAAATCAATACTTTCAATCACATCTTTTATATCATCATATGATTTTGCTAATTCTTCTACTAGATCTTTGCCGATTGATAATTGGTTATTTACTTTTTTAAATCCATCAACTTCCTCACGTATGAGTTTTTTAATTGATGATGCAAAACTTTCCAGTTTATCATTAGCAACTCCTAGTTCTTTTCCAAAATTTTTTAAATCATTTGAATCTGCCATAATCTATGAATATAAATATATAATAATTTAATAATTCATTACTTTACTTACGCATAGACGGAACCTTCACGGATGAATTTGGAGAGGATTTTGATGATTTTTCTGCTTGTTCAGCTTCTTTTTCTTTTTGAGAAATTAACTGATTGGTATAAAATATACGCAAGTATACAGGTAATTTGTATACTATATCTTGCGTAAATGCTCCTTGACTATGATATGCAAGGAGAAATATTTGTTCATGCAGTCTAACTTTATCTGCCGGTGTCAGGCCAAAAAAAGGTTACCGTTAAAGGTACACCTAGCCTTTCTTCATGTGAACAATCTGTGCATGTAAAATCAAAGTTCAAATCTACATCAGGAGTGTTCTTTTTTATGTATTGTCTTAATGCCAACGCATCTCTAGAAACCATTTCTGTCTCCACAAACTTTTTAATATAATTTCTATCACTGTTACCGTCCACACTAATAATCATTGATCTTAATCTTGCAGTAACTTCATTAGATCCTGCACCCTTAAGAATCTTGTTATTAGCCTTTAACTCATTTTCTATTTGTTGTTCATCTTTATGAGTCAAAATTCTGTAATGTATTGTCTTTTTTGAATAAGGAAGAACAAATTCAAATGAATTTTGTCCTTTTGTATAATTAGAAAAGTCAAACTCTTCATTCTTGATTTCACCCAAATTGAATGTAACTTGATTCTTTTCTCTACATTTTGGACAAGTTACTTCTACTGGTCCATATCCGTCACCATATGCCAATCTTCTAGCTGCTACAAGTATAGCATTTTTATCTACTAACAACAAATCATCTAATTTTACATCTTTATCTACAATCAAATTTTCAAGCAGTTTGTCTAATACAATACCTTTTTTGATCAAATTTTGACTCATTAGGATATCTTCTTCCTTTGCGGTCATCATTTTCAATTCAAGTTTACCACTAGACAATGGATGTCCAGTTGGATAAAAATGACCTTGTGAAGGAAGTTCAATTACCTCTGTTGGATAAGTAACTTCTTGTTTTTGTGGTGGTGGAGCTTGAAAAGCTTGTGGTCTTGTAATTGGTACTGTAAAATTGTCTTCCATAAAATGTATAACTTGTACACATATATATAAAAGAATCTAAATATTTGATTTATTTTATTTAAATTGATACCGCAGATAATTCTTTTTGAGCTGCAGATAAGTATACTTTAGCTTGTTTTACTTCTTCCTCTGCAGTTTTAACTGAATCTTGAGCATCTTTTCTTTGTTTTGATAAATCAGCCGCATCTGTTTGTTCTTTAACTTCAGATGGTTTTTCATTCTTTACATCTGTTGATGTTACTTGAGTTTTAGATAAATTGGATAATCTAACTTTTGCAGCTTTTAACTTTTCTTCTTTTGCTCTTAATTCAGCTCTTCTTTGATTAACAAAAGCTGCTTTTGTTTTTTTTGTAGTATCTTTAATTGCGTCTTCTTTTAAAAGAGAAATTATTCTTCTTAACTTAGATTCAATACTCTCATTTACTTTATTGTACTTAAACTTCTGAGTCAAGTCTTTAAATAAAGCAATATCATACCATCCAAAGATGTATCTAAAGAACTGTTCTTTTTGTGCATCTGTATATTTGTCAGATCCTAACATTTGTCTTACAGCAGTTCCACTTAAAATTCTACCATCAACCATGGTTTGATTTTCAGGTATAATTAGTACATATCCACTTTTACTGAGAGGGTCTAATTGGTTTGTGTCTCCTTTAAATGACTTGAAATAACCACCTTGATCTACCTTTAATCTTTCTGCATCTTTTTGACCCAATGCAAATATTACACTGGTTTTGTCTGGATCATACTTCTGTGTAATTTCTACTGATTTGTAGGGGCTCTTTGTTTGTATGATGTGATCAGGTGCAACACCATGTCTTACCCAGATTTGTTGTTTTTCACCAAATGTAAGTGGAGAGTCTGGTAGTTCTACTTTACCACTAGTAGAAACGTAGGTGTCATTGCCAGTTATTGACTTTAAAAAATTAAAGGCATTTAAATGACCTCTGTGTGGTGGATGAAATCTACCAGGATATATTCCAATTACGCTTTTCAAGTTCATGTTATATAAATATAGTACTTAATTGTTAATGTACATAAAAAAACTCCTTGTTTTGTCAAGGAGTTTAAAAAGGATAAGTTTTTTGTTTTTATTAGTATTGTAGAATACAGTAATCTACAGATAGAGTCAAACTAATGGTTGCTGGATCACCACTATCAGTCCAATCCATTTCACCAAAATCAGCACTGGTGATGAATGCGCCCTTTAATGTCCATTCTTCTACTTTATCACCTACTGGACCTAGAACGTTGACGGTTAGATCTTTCTTATAAAAGTCACTATAACCATCACGGCCGGTTACAGATTCATGACTCAAACGTACCCATTCCATTACTGCTTGAGCACCAGATGGTACAATTGGATCATATAGTTCCATTGTAATGTTATCCCATGTGGTTTTGCCTTTGTAGTAACGTTGGATGTTGATGTGATCCAATGTCTTCTTTTCACTGGTTACTGTTGGTCTCTTGACTTTTCTAATCAAGAAACTTGGAATACCATCACAGTACAATAGAAACCTATTTTTGACTTTTGGTTCAAATTGTGTAAAGAATATTTCATTACTGTTTAGTAGATCTGCCATAAATTTTTAAATCCTTATTTAGTTGTTGTAATAATAAATATAAATTAAAAGTACTTTTTTTTAAATTGTGTTTTAATTTTTAAATAGTTATACTCTATACAAACCAAACTCCAATTATGGCTAGATCTAAAAATTCAAAAAACTGGTTATCTTTAAACTGTAAACATTGTAATAATTTGTTTGAATGTAGAGTGAGCAAACCAAAGATCTTTTGTAGCAAGAAATGTAGTAATAGTGATAATTCAACAAAACAAAAAATAATTGATGGTCAGAAAAAAACTTTTGATGAAAAATACGGTGGTCACCCAATGACTACAGATGTTGTAAAATCTAATTTTAAATCTGCAATTGTTAAAAAATATGGAGTTGATAGTTACAGTAAATTGCCTGAATATAAAGAGAAGGTAAAACAAACTCTTCTACTAAAATATGGATCTGAAAGTTATATAAATGTAGAAAAAATAAAATCTACTATGATGGATAGATATGGAGTGGACAATGCAGCCAAGATAAAATCTGTCTTAGATAAAAGATCAGTTAGTAAGAAATCAAACCACTATGAATTTCTAGTAAATTACTGTAATAGTAACAAATTACAATTTCTATGTGATGAGGTGGATTACAAAGGTTATCACTTTAGTAACATTTATAAATTCAAATGTGACGTATGTAATAAAACATTAGAATCTACGGTTTATAACTTAAACAACTTGTTTTGTGATTATTGTCATCCAGAAAAAATCACTACTGTTGAAAATCATTTTTACAATTTTTTACAAGAAATTTTACCAAAAGATGCTGTTATTAAAAGAAATGATAGAACAGTATTAAATGGCAAAGAATTGGATTTTTATATTCCAGAATTAAAAATTGCGTTTGAAATTGATGGATTATACTGGCACAGTGAAAACGGTGGTGGTATCAATAAAAACTATCATTTGAATAAAACAAAATCTTGCAGTTTTTATGGTATATCACTAATTCATATTTTCGAAAATGAGTGGATCAATAAAACAGAAATTGTAAAATCAATTGTCAAAACACTGTTGAAAACCAATACACTATTTAAAATTAATGCTAGAGATTGCATTATTAAAGAAGTAAATGAAACTGAAAAAAATAAGTTTTTAAATGACAATCATTTACAAGGTGAAGATAAGTCTACAGTTAAATTAGGATTGTATAATAAAAATGATCTGGTTAGTATTATGACATTTAGAAAAACTTCCCGTTTTGATAAAACAAGTGATTGGGAATTAGTTAGATTTTGTAATGCAATTAATACTACAGTTAATGGTGGTGCAAGTAAATTATTAAAACATTTTATCAAACATTATAATCCAAAAAATATAGTAAGTTATAGTGACAGAAGATATTTTACCGGCAAAATATATGAAACTTTAGGATTCAATTTTGTAAGTCATACACCACCTAATTATCATTATCTTATAAATAATTATAAAGATATCAGACACCGCATGAGTTTTCAAAAACACAAATTAGAAAAAATATTAAAAATATACAACCATTCATTAAGTGAATGGGAAAATATGAAAAATAATGGTTATGATAGAATTTGGGATTGCGGCCACGGCAAATATTTCCTTAAGATTCTTTCAAACTAACCGTTTTATCAAATATCTGATTGATACCATTTCTGAGTTTATCTAGGTGACCTCTGGATCTTAATACTTTAAAAACAATATTCTCTGTACTAAATTCTCCAGACTTGTTTAATCCAACTTCTCTCATATCATACAAATCTTTCAAAACTTTCTTTAACTTAACCAAACTTTCAGATTCTAGTGCATTTTTAATTTTCAACACCATATCACTGTATTTTTGTTGGATTTGTTCTTTATCCAATTCAAAATTCTCCTTCTTTGGTTCAGTCACCCATTTGTTATTTAACAATGAATAAACTCCAGTGGATCTATTTTTCTTAGAAATGTCTTGAATGTATACTTCAACGTTAAATCCTTTAACATGAATGTCATGGTCTTCATTCCATTTACCTTTAATGGCATTTACCATCTTTTCAACCATTTCTACATCTTCAGATACGTCTTTGAAATCTATGACTATATGAATGTCAATATCACTAAAATCTGACCAGTTATAATTTGCGCTGCTACCAACCATTATAATATCTTTAACTGGAACGGTTAATTCTGTATCCTTGTAGAAGGATTGTCCTATAGACTTTAAAGATTCAGCTACATCTGGTTTTAGTTTTAAACCATCCCAAAGAGCTGGATTTAGAGTATTATTATAGATTCTTACTTTCATATATTAGAATAACTATAACCAAATGATTCTGGCAATTGATTTATTAACAATTGTAAACCAGATAATGTACTTGACGCATTTGTATGTATAATACCTTTACCACCAGCAGTTTCAAATGATTCTACATTTTTAGGCAAATCATCAATTAAGCAGCTATTTGGTTTAGCAAACTTACCTTTTCCTCTACCTGAACCGCTGAAGTTAACTTTTAAGCCAGACCAATGGTTACTTAACCACTGTAATTTACCTTTTTCTATATTTCTAATGATATCTTTGGCTTCTTCTCTTGGGTGGTTTTTAAGAATCCAGTTACCGCTAGTACTTGTTAAAACTTGTAGATCTAGATTGTTATCATTAACAATTTTAACTATACCATCTTTAAGTTGATCAAAATCAGGCATTTTTTGCATACTTGACCAAAATACTTCACCTTTATCAGCAATTGCATCCCAAAATTTTGGAGTACCATATTGCGATTCAAACTCTTTAGGTGATGATCCTATCATTTGAGCAAATTGTAAATCAAAATTGCACATCACACCATCCATGTCACAAAATACAATAAATGGTTCAGATTGCTCCAGGAGGTTAGCATCCCAAACTTCAGGTAGAAGCGCTTTAAGTTTGATCATAATAAAATAAATATCAGGAGGTTAAAATAAGTTGACTTAAATGTATAAAAAGCATATATTAAAAGCGCAACATTTATATATAAAAAAGCATTAAGCATTTATTATAATAATAAAGCAACCGCAATATAAAAAGCGCAGCGCACCTGATAATTGTAAAAGTTTATTTAGGATTTGGTATAAAAGTACCATCTTTTAGATTTAGTGAACCTTCACCATATTTGGTTGTGATGGAGTTTAACCACTCATCTTCATCTTTTTGAATCTTTTCGTAGTTGGTTCTAAGGTTAGATTCAACTTGAGATAGTTCTTTAATTTTTGCGTCTAGTGTCATTTTGTCTAAATACAATTGACCGAATGACATGATATTTTCTTGAAAACTGAGTTGAATTTTCTTTAGTGAATCCAACTCTTGTTGTGTGAATTTAATAGGTTCTGACATATGGTATATATATTAAGCAAATTTAAATTTTTTATAACATGAAAAATTTTCTTTATTGTTATATACTTTTACTTTATAATATGCATAATTACATAAATTGTTTACTACAAAATAAATACTTCGATCTGGCCTATCATTTAAAAAGTATATAGAATCATATTTCTGTAACAGAAACTCTTCGTTTTCCTTAACTCCTAATATTTCTACAGAGTATTCGCCGGTATTATAAAGCCACATACATAAAAACGATCCGTATTGGAATAATATTTTTAATTTATTATTGTTATATTTTTCATATACATCAACTAATCTTTTAAATTTTGTTGGTGTATCTCCACCAGCATGGTATATGAATAGTGTATCATATGAAAGATTATGATAACTATATGGTATGATTTTAACGTTTTCTTGAATTAAACTGTTTTCTAGATCAGACAGTTCTTTGTTAATTAAATTTTGACTTGTTAGTTTAGGCAACAGTAGTTGATCTAATGCGGTTTGTTCATGAAAATGACTATATGCATATAAGTTATAATTTTCCCACAGTTGATTCAACGTATCAATTGACCACTTAGAATTTTTCCATACCATAAATCCTGTACTTGTAATTGTATACATGATTTTATTTTCAGATAACGCATTTTTTGAAAGTATTAAATCAATTCCATCTTCTATAAATTCTTCAATTTTAATATTTTTTAAAAAAATAGCATCAGCATCTATCCAAACAACATAATCATATTGAGACAAATATTTTTGGATTAACGGTATTTTGATCCACGAATTCTGTCTATCAACTAATGGTTCTTGTAAAATTTCACATACAAAACTATAATTATTTTTATTTGCGTATTTCAAATTGATTTCAGATGTAAATTTTCCAAAATCACAATTGCCATAATTGTTCCAAACTACGTTTTTTGTGAAGGCAGTTAAGATTAAAATATTCATATTATTGATGTATGATCGTAAAATTTAAATGTCTAAAATAAGAATAATAGGAAAAATTATAAAAATATTTAGATATAATTGATTTAAATTTATTTAACTTTTCATTCAATAACTCATCTCTAGATGTATTTGTTAAATGTACACTTTCATTTAAATAGTACATTTTAATGCACATTTTATTATTTAAAGATTTTAATTTATCTAGTACGTCACACAAACCATCTTCACTTTCAAAATAATTTAATATAATTGTATAATGGTCAGATCCATGACATTTATTAAATTCAATGTTTTTATCAATATAAATTTCTTTTATTTTTTCTTTTTGATCTACATCTAGATTTGGTGAAATTATAGATATGTTTTTAAAATCTGTATTCATGCCGAAATACATGATTGAATTCAATTCTTTATAAATTGAATTATAACTATATATAGACTCATAATTTGATGATATTGATTTTTCTAATCCAATATCAAAATTTTTATTATACGTCAAATCATGACTTGAACTTTTCGTACTTGAAATTGAATCGTTTCTAAGTGTCCATGTATAAAGATTTCTTGGTACATGCAGCCAATTACCATATCCATTCATGTATAACATTCTATAAGAATCTTCACATACATCATTAAACGTATTAACATTAAATTTTAAATCTTTAATATTTTTAAAACATCTTCCGTGTCCAAAACAATAATAGTTTAAATTGTTACAATAATCGATTTGTGGATGAAAATGATTTAATTTATCAGTCAATTTTTCTTGATTAAGAATATAACCGAAAGAATGAACAGATCCATCAGTTTCATTGATTCTTGTGAAATCACATGTTATTATAGAAAGATCATTGTATTTTTTGATTAAATTATTATAAACAGTCAATATGTTTTTGTCTACCAAGTCGTCACTATCAACCAACAATACATACTCATATTCAGATGGTATAAATTTATTTGGCTGCCAATACATTTCCATTTTATGATTTTGTTCAACATAAACAATTTTAGTATTATCTTTAATTTTTTCTAATAAATTTTGTTTTGTATCATCATTGCTATAATCATCAGTAACAAACCAAGTAAAGTCTGTATAATCAATTGACATTATATTTTCATACAACCTATCAATATACTTTGATGTATTGTAGAAAGATGTATAAATTGCAAATTTAAGCTGATGGTTCATATTTCATTATGCTTTTAATATTGCCAATTACTACTTCTGATGTAATTGATTTTGAACATTCAAATTGTCTATCTGTATTTTTTAATTTAGGACACCAATTCCAATCTCCTTTGTCAAATGTATACTTTGGATTGTTCCAACAACCATGACAAACATTTTTATTAATGATTCTAAAAGGGGTGAAAAACTCATTTTTTTCTAAACTCATGCCACTTATTAAGATAGAAGGTTTGTTCAATGCCCAAGATAACCATGATACACCAGAAGATAGTCCAATATAAAAATCACAGTTATATATCATGTTAATAACAACATTTAAATCGGTAGAATTACATAAAATAACATCTAAGTTAGGATCATCCAATAATTCAACTTCTTCTTTTTGAACAATTACGACTTTATATCCATTAGAATTCAAAAAAGAAACTACATCTCTCCAGCCATTTTCTGTATTCCATTCTTTACATGCAGCCGTTGATTTTGTAGAGATACACACATATTTTTGTTTAATTGGTCTGTCTTTGTTTAATATCTTAAGAGGAGGCTTAATTTCTCTATAATCGATTCCTAAAATATTTGCACAAATTTCTTGATTATTCAACAATTTCCAACTTTTTCTTTCTCTAATTTCATCGTTAAAACATCCTATACTGTAAGATGCATATAAATTATGCACTTCCTTTCCTGGTTCAACAAATTTTATATGTGGATAAATGTCTCTAAATATTTCATTTTGATATGTAGAGCAATATACCGTGCAATTATGTTTTAGTCTAAATTCTTCAACAAATGGCATCCACGAAATATTATCTCCCAATGATCTACTATCAAACCAAATAAACACATTTTTCGAAGTTGCATTATAATCGATTTCACGAATTAAATTTTTTGATTTAAAATCAATTATTCTTATTCTATAATCGATAAAGTAACAGTATGAACTTTTTACCCACATATTAGATGTAATGACATCATCATGTAGTATTTCATTTGTTTCTTTATTGATAAATTGAACATAATATTTATTTTTATTATTATTGTCCAATATTTCACAAAAAGCGCCGTTGATAAAATTTATATTAATTTTCATACAATGTTATTGTTTATTAAATATGTTATTGTATTTGTGACATCTTCAATTGAAGAATGACATTCAAACTTAGGTTTGTTTTCTAGACAATCTGTTAGAGGTGGTATACTATTCATTGTTCCCCATTCTTTAATGCTATATTTCATATTATTTGTACAAAATAAATCACATTTACCTTTTACATAAATGTATTTGTAATTTCTAGTTCCTTTTCTATATGGAGATGAAAATCTAGGATCTTTTGCACTACCTAATTGAATTATAAACGTATCAGTTGTTCCCGCAAGATGTAAAAGACCAGAATCAAGAGTCACAAATAATTTTGCGTTATTTAATAAATGCCATGTATCACTTAAATCTAAAGTATCTGATAAATCCAAACCATATAAATTTTCAAATTTGTATATGAATTTTTCAGTAGTAACATTTTTTTCTTTTTGAATTGTAGTTTTTCCTGTTATTACCGTAAAAATATTATTTTTCGATAAAAAATTAATTAACGATTGCCAATTCTCATGACTCCATGTTCTATTTGGCCAATTAGTAGATGGATGAATCACAACATAATCTTTTGGTAAATTAACAGAATTTGAAAAATCATTTGGAAAAAAATCACAATGTAATTCATCTTCAAATAACTGAAATCCTAAATCATTTGCATGGACTTGTCTTA